TTATTTCGATACCTCGCACATCAGCACGCCTTTCCCCGTCACATCGGCTTTCGAGACCGTGATGGATTTTCCCGTGTAGGTCTTCACGACGGAAGTCCCGGCAGAGTTCCACAGTTTCCATGTATAGGTATAAGCTGTCCCGCCCGTGTCGATTTCCTCACCGCCCCTGTATAACACGGCTTTGGCATCCACGTCATTGCCGTTGTTCTTGATGGTGAACCCCTTCTGGCTGACCAGATCAACCGTGATGGGGTCGGACATATCCGTGAAGGAGATGATGTCGCAGACGACCTTGTTCGCCGAGGCGTTGCCCGCCGAGGTGTCCGTATCCTTGATGGCGCACTTGAAGGTCTCGAAGTTGAGAACGGCATCTGCCGTAATCGTGATTTCGTTTGTCGTCCAGCCTGCCGTCACGCCCCGAGGATTGGTCGAGGTAAGGCATGCCCAGCCGGCACCCAGCATGGAGTTGTAGTAGGGACACGAAACGGCGGCTCCCGATGCGGCTGCGGCACTCAGTGCGGAGGTCAGCGTCACGACCTTCGTGGAGGCGTTGACTGCCGAAATGGTGTACTGTGCCGATCCTATGGTTATCCTGCCTCCCGCCTCCATGTTCATTACCGAAGCGACCGTTATGGTCGTGGCTCCGGCTGCCGCGGCAGCTGTCAGTGTCGTGCCCGCGAATACCGCCGAATCCTTGATGCCCCACGCGTAGGTGACGTTCGTCGTGTCGATAGAGGCTCCGCGCCACAGGTCGCAATGCGCCCTGAGCGTCGCCACCTCGTCGTTCTTGAATACGATGCCGTCGGGTGCATACGCCACGGCGGCGATCATCGCTCCGGCGTTCAGGTGCTGCGTGAACTGAATCTCCGCCCGGAACGGAATCTCCAGCCCGTTGGCGTCGATGTAAACCGCCTCGAAAGTATAACGCACTTGCGGAGCGGAAACGGTCATGTGGTTGGCTTTGACGGTAAGGGCATACTTGGCCGATGCCGCGCCGATGGTGCAGCTGTCCTGTCCGGAGACGATCGCTGTACCGTTCTTGTACCACTTGGCCGAGCCGCTCTTCACGCCTGCCGTAAGCGTCGCGGCATTGCCTACCGAGGTGATCTGGTCGGTCGCCGCCTGACCGCTGACGAAGAGCGAAGGGGTAAGTACCAGATAGGGAGAAGCCGCCCACGAAGGGGCATAGGCATTGTTGTCTCTGTTGTACACCTGTGTCAGGGGCTGCGAGGAGCCGATGAATGCCTGCAACGATACCGCGTCGTTCTGGTCGATGATGGTGACCTGCCCGCGGGCTACTTTTACTGCCATAATAGATTATCGGTTATTTGTTATTTCCACTTCGCAATCGAAAACGGCCTTGCGCCACACGTCCTCCCCTGTGATCTCTATTTCTCGCCCTTCATGCGGGAAGGAGTTCCAGCGGGCATCGCCCGCGCTGTCTGCGCTGGTGCGGTACCAGCGGAAAGCGCTGTCGGGCAGCTGCCCGGTAATCTCCTTGCCGCCCTTGTAAACCCGGGCGCTCAGGAGGGTCGAGACGATGCCGCTGCGGAAGGTTGTGCCGTTCTTCGATTCCACATATACAGTATAGGCGCTCTCCCCATCGGATAGTTTGAAGAGAGTGTGCGTCGCCGCATATTCTTCTCCGCCGGACGTTGCCGTATAGCGCAGGGTCAGCACCCCGCGCCCCTCCCAGCCGTGAAAATCGGGCGTGAGGCGAAACAGCGGGCCGTTGCACCCGGCATCCTTCCACATCCCGTCCGCAGCCTGATATTCCCAACGTCGTGCCGTCGGTTCGAAGTTATACTCCGTGGCGATGATGTCGATGGCGGCGGGTTCAGCCATGGCGGTCAGTTCATCGGCAAAATGGAATGCCGTGCCGCCTGTGAGCGAGACGGAACGGGGCTTCAGCTCTTTCTGCACCTCTTCATCGAGGTCTTCCCAGCGGATCGTCACATCGCGCAGCTCGATGGTGTCCTGCGACCATCTGAAACGCCCGCCGGCAAAATGTCCCGTACCGTCGGGATTGATGACAAAGGAGCCGTCGCGGGAGCTGATCGAGCCGTCCTCGTTCAGGCGGAGCAGCGGATGCTGGATCGTGCCGCCGATGCCGCCCTTCGAGAACCATGCCCCGTAATCCTCCGTATAGGACAATACTTCGTCGGTCGCCTGATAGGGAGTTGCCGTCCTCCCGGCTTCCAGCTGCGGTGCCGTAAGCAGCAGAGAGACCGAAGAGGCAATCCCCAGCGTCATCTCCGGCGCATCGGAATCCCGCACGGGGAAGGCGGTCTTATAGCGGTGCCATTCCCCGCCCTCCGGAACGGGAATCTCCCCGATAAGGTGCTCGTCCTGATACAATCGGGCGGTTCCCGCCTCTTCGGACTTTATCCAGAGGGAGAAACAGTAATGGCTGCCGATACGTGCTTCGCGCCAGTCGGCACGCTGCACGACAAGACGGCTGTCGGACGTGACCTGCACGCACCTCCCGATTCCGACAGGAGTGGCGGCTTCGACCGCTACCGACCCGCTGAAAGCGCAGGAGAGGCTGTCGGGGATGACATTCTTGTGGATTCTGCCGACATAGAAGGTCGAGGAGAAGCCGTTCTCGTCTCCGGCAGTCAGCGTGCCGGCGATATTGACGTTACGCGTGGCATAGAGGTTCTGGAAGTAAGCCCCGTACCCGTCCAGCACGCCAAACACGGGGTCCGTGATGCCCGAGACCTTGCCGACGCGGGCTTTCGTCACCTCCGCACAGGCGGTGAGGGACGAGAGACGGATGATGTTCAGGTCGGCCACCTCGCACCAGTCGCCCTCCGCCGTCAGCAGCCCGGAGAGGTCCAGCCGGAAGCTGCGGACATATTGTTTCGGATACTCTACGGTCAGCACCCACAGCTTGTACTCCCACACATCCGATACGGCGACCGTATCCTCGGCGTCATATTTCTCCCCGTTCGTGTAGCCGAAAGAAAGGGGAACGCCCGGATGTTCTCCCGAAGCCCGAATCTTGAACGAGACGAGCAGCCGTTCGGGGTGTCCGACACTCTCTTCGAGCGTCTGTTTCAAGCCGAAAGGTGTACTGTCGAAGGGTTGTACTGTACGCGTCAGCCGTACGATACGCGAAGCCCCGTTATCCGCCGCCTTATACTCCGCCGCAAGGCAATCTCCGGATACGGTGTACTTACTCTTGTCGGGAACGTCCATGATGCCTCCCGCCATTTCGGGATAGCAGAGCGAGCGTTCCCTTGCCATGCCGTCGATAACGTCCATATAGGGAGCTTCACCGTCCGAAGCGGTCAGGTACAACGCCCCGCTGCGGGAGCTGTCGAACAGGCTGGTGACACGCACGAAATCCAGCAGTTCGCCGTTCTGCGGCTCGTCGCCGTCCAGCAGTGCCCCTATAAAATAGGGCGCCTCCTTGTCGCCGACCGTCTCCACGCCCGCTTCCAGTACGACCATAAGGGAATAGACGGCGCGGTCGCGCCCGGTATACTGCCTGCGGACGATATCCCCGGTCTGCAAGCCCTGTGTCTTGTTCGAATCGGGGTCGATGCGGATCTTATATGTCGAATAGCGGAATACGGACATCTCTTACAACTTTTCTACGGTGTCGCCCGAACAGCTGTCGCTCACCCATAGCGAGCCGTTGGCGGCGGAGATTTTCTTCACCTCGAACTCGTAGGCGCGGAACCGACGGCGGGCCACCACCTCGTCGAAGGTGGCGGTAACATTTCCTGTCGTGCGGTTCTGCCAGATGGCCCAGCCGTTGCCGGCAAAGCCCGAGGAGAAAAACTCCGAGGAGAGCGAGCCCGTAAAAAGGCTGTCTCCGTAGTGTTTGATCCCTCCAACGACGGCTTGCAGGCGCAGCTCCTCGGTAAAGTATAGCACGCTGTTCGCCAAACGGGTTGCGGAGCCGTCGATGCCGACATGTCCGGCGGCCTCCAACGGCACGCCGACCGTCACGAAATCCGCATCGGTGGTGAGGACGAACGATTCGGACTTACGGTTCTGCGGGGCGTAACGGCTTGTCGAGGGATAATGCCCGATAGCGGTCGCATGCGGGGCAAGTGTCTGTACGCCCTCTTCGACGTACTCCACGTCCGAGGTCAAGGATAAGGTCTCCCGGTCCCCCGTAATGAGGAATCCGTCGGCACCTCCCATGCGCAGCCGTTTGTGGAGGATGATTCCTTCGTCCGCAGCATCCGTCCGGTAGGTCGAGAGCAGGTCGGCACCGTAGTCGTGCCGCACGGTCAGTGAACCGGGGAAACAGGCGTGTCCGTACGGTGAGACGAGCAGGCAGTCCCCGTCGATATCCGAGAGACCCGAAAATAGCCGGATTCTGGGAGTGTCGTCGCTGCCTAAGAGCAAATCGCCGCCGATGCTGCCCAGTCGTATCCGGTTCTCTGTCTCGCGCACGAGTACGTCCTTGCCGTCAATGCGTATGCCGAATCCCTCACCGAAAGAGAGGTTCCCGCTCAAGGCGGCATCCTCGCCGGAAAAGGTCAGCAGCGTTCTTCCGCCGTCACCTAACCGTACACCGTGCAACGCGGACAACGCCCCGCCGAGCAGGACCTCCCCGGCTACGGCGAGGTCGCCCTGCACCGAACCATCGTGCATCGTCCAGTCCACCGTGGCAAGGTTCGCATTGCCCCGATGATACACGTCCTGCCCTGCGACCTGCAACAGCGTGGAAGAGATGAAGACCCCGCTTTCCCGCTCCCCGAACAGCCACTCGCCGGAACAGGAGACCGTTCCGGCAGTCATATCGAGATGCGAAGCGTCGAGCGTGGCGGTGGCACGCTCCGCATCGTATTTCAACACCTGCCGCTCTCCGAGATAGAGGCTGTCGCCGCCGAGCCGCAGGTTGCCGGTAATGCGGATGCCATGCTCTACGGCAGAGACGACACCTTCCGAATCCGTTTCTTCTGTCGAGTAGGTTTCCAGAATACGGGTGTTTCCGACACCCGCCTCGAAACCGTAGGCGGCACGCAGCATGCCCGTCATATCCCCGCCGGACTTCTTGAGGTAGTCCAGCAGCAAACCGCCCTCGCCGCTGCCGCCTTCACCCGTTACGGCTCCGGCGATGGCCGAGGCGAAGCCGTAGGCGGTATTCTTCAGGCGCACGCTCGTCTCGTCGCCCTCCTCGATGCCGTAAGGATTTTCCGCGCTCTTGCGTTCCTGGACATTGAAGAAGTTGTGATACAACTGCGAATAGATCGAGTAGCAAAGACTCGATCGGTCCAGTTGTCCGATATCGGGATGGAGTTGTACGCTCATTTCGTATAGCTGGTTTTGGAGAGGAATTTCTGGATACGGGAGGTCAGCGACGTGAAGTTGGGAATATTGATGGGCGACATCGTCCCCATCAGCGTCGGCGTCATGATCTTGCTGCACTCGGTCAGGAAGTCGAGCATCAGTTGCGCCAGTTCATTTCCCAGCACAAGCGGCTCGGTGGCGTTTTCGTCGCCGAGTGTCACCTTGCCGTCGGAAACGGCAACGGTCGTGGAGTTCACTTTCTGCACCACCTTGTCCGCCGTCTGCCTGACTTCCGACTTGTCCACGGTATGGGTGATGTTCTCCGCCCCGATGACCGTCGTCGCCTCCTTGTCCTTGTCATTCCTGACGGTGGTGGTAACGGCGGTCGCCGTATACCGGGTGGAGGTCGCATTGCCCGTAGGTTCCAGTTCGTCATAATCCGGAGAGGTGTCGGATTCCGCATCCAGCTCTTCGGTCTCGGTAACACCGATGGTGGTCTCCGTATGGGCATTGAGCCGGATGATGTCCACATGGGAGAAGTTCACCACATAAGCGTAGCGGGTAGCAGAGTCCATGAAGATGGTCACGTCGGAAAACAACGTGGGAACGAGCAGGAAGCCTCCTTCGTCGTTTACCGCTGCCGCGAGCAATACGCCCTTGTGGATGACAGGCTCCGCCGAGGCGGTCTCGTCGGGGTATTCCCCCACATCGACGGTGCCGCCGTACTCCGCAAACTCCCCGTCCGAGGGGTCGTTATGGATCTTGGCGACATAGCCGTGAACCATACGCGCCGTACCAACGCCCGACATGCCGCCCGGAGCCATCCCGATGCGCTCCATGCTGCGGCCGAGGGCGATCTTACGGATAGCCTCGCGGATAAGCAGCTGGTTGGATTTATCTGATGACATATGATTGTTTTGCAAAAGAATAGGCCCGCACGTCGGTTTATGGTCTAACCCCCGGTCAGAACTCCTGTGATGAAGTGAAACACGCAGCCGCGTTTCATGTTAATTATATGTTATTTGTAAACCCTTGCATGAGTTTTTGCTCGAAATACGCTACCTTTGAAGATACCGGCAGAATAAAAAAGAAATATTATATGAGAAGCCTGTTTATTATGGCGGCTGTTGCAGCAATGACGCTTGCCGCCTGCAAAGGACGGGGGACAAAACCCGCAGACGGTTCCGCGGCAGATACGGCCGCAGTTATCCCGGAGATTTCAATCACCGGACAATGGTATATAAGGAATGTCGTGCTGAACGACTCCCTGTATGCCCGCCCGTCGGAGATAGCCCCCGATGTGCGGCAGTATATCACGTTCAATGAAGACAGCACCGTCGGTATCAAGACAAACTGCAATGAAATGGGCGGACGTTACACGATAAAGGGCGATTCGCTCACGATAAGCGGTCTTTGCTGGACGTTGATGGCTTGCGACAACATGGATGTGGAGAGGCTGTTGCGAAAAATCCTTCCGGAAATTCGTACCTGCGAGATCGGGAATGACTCCATCCTGCGGCTCAATGCCGCCGCTTCCGGAGAATACGTTCTGCTGCGCAAGGCCACAGAGAAAAAATAAAAGCGTCGAAAGGGATAGACGCAATCGGCTTCTTAAAAAAACTGAAATTCCCTGATTCTCCATTTGTCCGGACAATTTTTCGTATTTTTGTAGCCGTTTATGAATCTGCAAATGAAAACGATGACTGATAATAATGATGTAAACCCCGACAATGAAGCGCATGGCTGTAATTGTCAGGAGGGAAGGTGCCGCTGCCGGGAGGAAGACGGGGAGTGCGAATGCCATTGTCACGGACAGGAGACCCCTTACCCGGAATTGCCCTGTGTGGAAGCAGACCCCGACGATTTCAATGACTGGGACTAATCCTTGGAGGACTTTATTTTGTACGGGATGCTCAATTTCTGCCTGTATCCCCCGACGCCGAATGTGGTCGTCACCTCTTCCACGAGATAGACGCCGTTCTTCGAGGGGTTGCGGTTGTCCATGAGTTCCACCTGCACGGCCGGCGTCAGCCCGAAATCCCCGAAGACGGTCACGCTGCCCGTGATGCCGTTCAGATTGTAGTTGCGGAAATACTCTGTCGTCTCCTCCACGAGCTGGTCGGAGGTGATGCCTATATGCGGCGACATGTACGGCACGATGGTATAGGTCGAAAGATCCACTTTGGTCTTCGTCGCGGCGCCTGTCGCCGTCGTATTGCCCGTCACTTTGTGCGTCTTCCTGGAGATCTGCGTGGCGTTCACCGTCTGGTACTGCCTGCTGCCGGCAACCGTCGGGTCGTATTCGGGATTGAGGCGTATGGTGACCTCGAAGAACTTCTCGTCGGTTCCGAGGGCTTTGCCCGTTACGGCAAGGAATTTCGGGTCGGTCTTCACGACTTTCAGGTCGCTCTGCGCCACATGCTCGTTGAAACGGATTTTGAACGGCCCCGTCGATTCGTCCTCGGGAAAGAGCGGCTGCGCCTTGCTCGATGAATAAGGGCGGCCGACGGCAATCGACGGCATCGCACCCTCGTCCTCGGCATCGTATTTCAGGAAGCAGTAGACCTTGTATTTCGACCATTCGGAGAGGATGTCCGCCACGGTGAAATTGTCCGTAACCTTGACCTTGCCGATATGTATCTCGCATTTTTTCGTGTCGGAGTGTATCTTGAATCCCGTATCCTTCAATATGTCGTATTTCCCTTCCAGCACCTCGTTCACGGTAGTCCCCTTTGCCGGCGTCTCGAAATGCGGAGCCGTTTTAAGTTTAAGTTTGTAGGCCATGTTCTCGCACTGTATTTCCAGCATGCTGTCGGAGTTGTAGCCGGTGATATAGCCGTCGAACATGTTTTTCATCACGCCGTTGTATCCGAGCTTGATGTTGATACGCTGTCCGACCTTGAAGGTCGTCTCATCGACCAGCCGCTGCGTGGTACGTTTCTCGATGATAACGCCGTCCTGCATGATTTCAGTCGTCAGGCGCGAGGCGTCCTTGCCTTCGAGCGTCACAGTCCCGATGATGGTGGACCGGCACACCGTCCCTTTGGGAAAGGTAACCTTTGCCGTGCCGATAAGTTTCTTGTAGCTCTCGTTGATTTCAAGGGTGTGCACCTCCGTGATCTCCACGCCGTCCGTTATCTTCATCGGATTCGCCGGATCAGCGTCTCCTATGGTAATCCGGCAACATAATACATCCATCATAGCCACGTGAATTTTAAGAGTGAGGCGGGGTCGATGACCTCTGTTCCGAACTTCACCCACTTGATCCATTTGTTCGTGTGCTTGATAGCCGTGTCGACCACCTCCTGGCCGGCGGATATCAGCTCCACAGCCTCCGAGGGCTCCACCGCCACGCACGTGAGCGTATAGGGCTGCACATTGCGGCAGTCCGTAGGCTGAAATGTATAACTCTGGATAATGAGTTGTGTGATGTTGAACTGGCGCAGCACGGTATTGTCGCAATCCACGACACCCTTGTACTGCACGAGCTTGATGAACTTCGACACCTCGGCTTCGGGGTACACATCGGGATATTTGGAGGTGATTTTACCGTTAATGGTTATTTCCAAGTCTCCGCCGGAGATGTACTCCTTACGGGTATAGTCCCGCCCCTGCACCTGCGTCAAAAGGATGTTGTTGCGGCTCGACACCTGTATCTGTGGCCCCAGATCGACGAATGTCACGAGACCGTACTTGCTGTTGGGCTCCACCTTGCACTCCTTGTTGTCGTAGTATTGCCCCTCCTTGGAGATGGAGAGTTCCAGATAGTCGGCGACGGTCCTTCCGACGATGGTATCCGTATAGTTCTTCTTCTGGGCGACAGCCTTCTGCTCGCTGATGAGTTGGTAGTATTGCCCCGTCTTGTTGGCGAGGCTGGACTGCGACTGCGTTTCCAGATATTTGTCCCTCACGCGCTGCTCCCAGTATTTCAGGTAGCGGGGATAGGAGCGCAGCAGACCGTATGCCGTCTGCGAGGCGACCTGTATGACAGCCCGTTTCAGCAGGTCGTGGTGCTTGGAGAAATAATGCACCTGCCCGTCTTCAAGCTCGGCAAGTCCCATGCCCAACGCCAAGCGTGTAGCATTGCTGATATAGCCTCCCAGCGTACCGTTATTGAGGATACCTCCGCTCAGCAGGGTCGAAGCCGCTATTTTAAGTAATCGTGACATAAGCGTTTAAGCGTTCCACGAGGCATCGAAGTCATGCACGACATCGATAAGCGCCTCGGCGAGTTGTTGTTTCAGGTTCTGTATCTCCTCCCGTTGTCCCGCCTCTGTTTTCAGCAGGTCAATGGTCTTCACGCTCAGCAGGCTGTCGATATTGACGATGACCTGCTTGGGTGCCGCCGACGAGAGCCGCCCCGTTCCGGAGTAGTTGCCGCCGGCTCCGCCGTCATCCGGCAGATGACTGTTGGTGATGGGATTCGTGGCAAAGGGGCGTGTGTCGTTCGAGTCCGGTTCGTTGCTGTACTGGTCCGGAGTGAATCCCGCTACGCGGAGAATGTTCTCCGCAGCCTCTGCCGAACCTCCGAATGTCTGCCGCAGCGAGGAGAAGAATTTGACGAGGGAGTTGTGGGCCAGCTTGCGGTCCGCAATGTTGTCCACACGCTGCGCGTCGGTGGCGTCCTTGCCCAATACACGCTGCACCCAGTGCCCGTCCTTGTCCTGCGAGAATCCCCATCCCGCAAGCTGCTCGAAATCGAAGCCGCCGCGGCGCATCAGCTCCTGAGCCTTGGCGGGACTGGAGATGGCATCCCGATAAAGTGTCGCCGCACGGATAATCTCCGGGACGGTCTTCTCGTTCATGTAACGGGCGTAGTCGTACGTCTGTGCCGCGACCGCTTCGGGTTTGTCTCCCAAATCCGTAGTGTAGATGATCTTCCCGTCCGCTACGCGCCACAGACTTTTGTCCAGTTCCTTGTCCTGTTGTCCGTAGCGTTCCTTTACCGTTTTCAGGAAAGCGTCCAGTTCCAGCACGGTACCCAACTTTCCGAACTCGGCATAGGCAGCGTTGATGCGGGTCTGGCTGTCCCGTTTGGCCAAGGTGATGAGCGCATTTCGGATATCTGCCTGACGCGCATCGTCATAGGAATACCCAGGGCTGTGGTAGACCCCTGAGTGGGAACTGGACATGGCCGCACCTCCTTCGGCAAGAAATGCCGTCCACCAATTGCCGGTGAATGCTCCGATCTTCTGACCCGACGCCTCCTCGATGCTTTTCCCCGCGACGACCTCTTCCACAGCCCGTTTGGTTTTCATGGCCATATTGTAGGTCTCGCTCAGAGAGGAATACAAAGCCTCGATGGAGGGATAGCGGTATTTGCGATTCTGCTCGATCTCCTCCAGCACGGCATCCTTCGCCTCCTTAACCTTCCAAGTCTTATAAGCTACCCATCCCAAGACACCGACCAAAGCCGCGATGCCGGCTGTCGCCGCAACGGCTCCCGTACCTATGGCACTGAGCGAGGCGGCGGCACCGGTCAGGCCGCTACCGGTCGCCACCTGCGTAGCGAAGAGCGATTGCAGGACATTCTTCGCACCAATAGTCCCGCCGCCGGCCAGCAGGGCCTGCATCATCGCCCCGCGGCCTGTGACTCCCGCAGCCTGCATCGTCGAGACGATGGCCCGTTTCTGCGCGAAGGAGAGCTTGCCCGTGCCGCCCAATCCGATGAGCCCCTGCACGGCTTCTATCGTTCCTGCTGCGGCCGACTGCTTGCCGATGAACCCGACGGCGATGCCGATGTTGGTCAGGGCTCCGGCAACCTTGAACAATTTGGCCGCCACCACTCCGGTAAAGAGCATCGGCTCTATCCAGTGGAAGTTGCGCGTGACCCACGCGCCGATACTGCCGATGACCGTGAAGACATCGAGCAGGGCATTCCCGATCGCTACCAGTCCCCGCGTGAACTCCGGGGCCTTGAACCTTTCCAGCAGCGAGCGCAGGACACTGCGGATCGTTGGTTCGAGTATTTGGTACGCCTGCATGAAACTCTCCGTAAGCTGGGAGGTTACCTGCGCCCACAAACCCTTGGTCGTGTTCTGCTTGACGAGTGCCAGCTCCGAGGAGATACCCTGCGAACCCCGGTTGTGGGTCGTCAGGGGGCGCAGCTGGTCGTAGTTGCGCACGAGCATCATGGCCGCATTGCCGCCGATCTTGCCGAAGATGGCCTGCATATCTGCCATAGATGCCCCTTTGCGGTTTAGCTCCTCGAAGATGTCGGCGATGGGCCGCAGCTTCTCGACCATGACGCCTTCTATGTTGCGCTGCTCGGTGAACTTCACACCCAGACGGTCGAGGACTTTCTGGGACTCCTTGGTCGGCTTGGCGAAGCGTGTGGCCATGGCACGCAGCGACGTGCCGGCCAGCGTGCCTTTCAAACCCATGTTGCCCAGCAGGCCGATGGCAGCGGTCGCCTCCGTGAAGTCGACACCCGCCATACGCAGGTAGCCGGCAGCCATCTTGTAGGATTCGGCAACCTCGACGATATTGACGTTCGAGCGCGAGATGGTGGAGGCGATGATGTCCGCCACGCTGTCCATGCTCTCGTTGTTGATGTCGTAGCCGGCCATGATGTTGGTCGCCAGATCGGCGATGTACGACACGTCATTGTCGCCTATGAGCGCCAGGTTCGTAATCGGTCGTATGGACTTGTGGATGGTCTCGATATTCATGCCCGCCATCGAGAGGTACTTCACTGCTCCGGCAATCTCAACTGCCGTGAACTTCGTGTCGATGCCGATCTTGCGGACATGACGCGCCATCTCATCGAAGCGTGTCTCGAACGTTTTCAGATCGGCATCCGCCACCCGTAGGATGGAGTGTGCCGACTCCATGATATTGGAGTAGTCGATGGCTTTCGTCAGCTCCGAACGCACGAGGCTGTAGCCCATATAGGCGTTGAGCATCGAGGCGAAAGGAAGATTCCTGAGAGACGGGACTTTCGAATACTGGATGCGGTTGATGGCCGCACGGCGTTTGCTGCGGTAAAGCGTCCCGGCAGCGGTATGTTCACGCTGCATCAGTCGCACGGACTGCATGGCCGTGCGCCGTTCACGCTGCCGGGCGGCTCGCTCGGCTCGCTGCTGCTCGGCAATCTCCGCTTTGTAGCGTCTCTCTTCGGCCCGTTGTGCCGCCGCAGCCTCTTTGCGTCGGGCAGCTTCCGCCTGCCGTCGCAGGCGCTCCGCCTCGCGGGCGGCATTGCGGCGTCCCCGTTCCTCTTCCTGCTCCGCCATGCGAAGGCTGTTCCGCCGTTGCTGCACCGCATAGCGTTCCTCCTCCTGCGCCATGCGCTGCCGGTGCATCTGCTGGTCGGTATAGAGCCGCTCCATCAACTTCTGCCGGGACTTCTCGGGCATGACGAACGGCTGAGGGGCAAACGGAACGGGGACATCCGGCATGTATGAGAACGACGCACCGGTCGTCCCGCCGGAAATGCCCGCAGGAAGACCACCGCGTATGTTCAGACTGAAAGACGATGCGCTTTTGAGCTGCCCGAGCAGGGAGAGGACTTTTTGCAGACGACGTTCGGCCACATCGGTCTTGATATTGAGTTCCCGCCCTTGCGAGACGGACGTCAATGCCGAATTGATTTTACCGATGGCCTTGGTGATGCGTTTCTGTGCATCGGTCATCGTCGTGACGGACGAGGCGGCATTCCGTTCGACCTCCGCCTTGCGCATCTCGGCAGCCTTCTTTTCATAAAGGCTTTTGGCATTGGCCTTGATCCGCTTCGTGTCGAGAGCCGGTCCGGCATTGATGGTAAGGCTGATGCCCTTGGAAAGAGTGGAAATCTCGGCAAGGAGGTTCTTGACACGTTCCAGCTTGGCTTCGCTGTTCTTCGTGTCGATGGTCAGGCGATAGTCGAAGCTGCGTTTCTTGCCGTTCTTGGTACGGAACACACGGTCGATCTCGTCCATCATGTTCTTGATGTTCGTCACAGCCGGCGTGAGCGAGGCTTTCGCCTGCACAAGCTTGCCCACAGCATCCCCGAAGGCGATAACCTGCTTGGTGCCTTGCGAGGCATCGACATTGATGGTATAATTGACCTGATAGTTCTGTTCCTGAGCCATGGTATCTGCTGTTCGCTATAAAAGATTAGTGTTGCAAGGAGGGCGGAGATTAAAAAACAGCCGCCGTAAGTCGCAGGGGCTTACGGCGGTTATCGGGAAGTCTTTTCCGGCAGGGAGACCGGTATCGGCATACGGCTGACGAGCATCTGTTCGTGCAGCCACAACGCTTCCTCGGACAACATGGCGAACTCCTCGTCCGTGACAGTATCCAGGTTCACGCCGGGAAAGTAATGGCGCACGTAAATCATCCGCTGGCGGATGCGTTGCTCATCCGTAACGCGCCACCGGTCTATAAGTTTACCAGTACGCTCTGCCGGGTAGTGATGAGTTCCGAAAGCTGTCCCATCAACCCGAAGAGGAACAGCGACTCGTTATCCACGAGTTCCTTGTCCCCGTCCACGAAACAGTCGCGGGCAAGCGTACGCATGGCTGTCACCTCGTCTTTCTTCGACGCAGCCATGAATTTCGAGAACTGCGGGAAAGTAGGTTCCGCCATATAGGCCACATAAACCTCCTTCTCGCCGCAGTCCGTCTCCCCGAAGACTGCCATCGGGTAGATTTTGCGAAGCTTCTTCTCCTCTTTCAGTTTGAGGGCTTTCTCCTTGATCTTGGTTTCCTGTTCCAGTGTGAGCATCTTTTCGTCCATATCGATACGTGTTAAAAGTTCTCTTAAAGTGTAGGCAGGAAATATCGAGAAGGGTTAAGGTATCCGCCGGATTTTTGCACGTCATCGCAAAAATACAAGATGAAACACCGCAAAAACGACTGACAAAATGCCGCAAAAATACCTGGTTGATAATATCGTCTGTTCGGGCGATATATCCAGTATATAATGAAATTTCCATAATGGGAAGGCAGATAGCAGATTATGAGTTAATACATATACAGTCCTTATCACTATTTGCAAAAATAATCACGACAAATATTTGTTATATTGTGTTTTATCACTATATTTGCACAGTTTTCATGATGTATGAAAATTGAGCAGACATGGGAAAGGAAATAAATGTCATACTGGCTGACGAGAGATTGGAACTCCGTAAGATGGAGCGGTCTGAGTTAAAGGGTGTCTATACGGATGCCGTACTCAGTTTTAATTTCTATGCGACAAGTTATAAAGGATGCGAGTTTTTGCTCCTTGCACCGAAGAAGAAGGACAGATACACTCCGATGCAGTATTCCAATATCTCAAAAAGAATCGGCGGCACGCTTGGAAAGCCAGTCGCATTCCTGTTTGATGATCTGGTGTACTATGAACGTAACAGGATGCTTAGTCGTGGTGTCTATTTTATCGTATCTGACAAGTACGCCTTTCTTCCATTCCTTGTTATCAATGCACGCTCGGCAGAGGTGTCCGAGAGGTCATCATTGACCCCTGTGGCACAGTACATACTGTTCTATCATCTGCAGAGTATGTCGTTGGATGGCAAGACTTACAAGGATATCGAGAGATTCGTTCCGTATAAGTATATCACTATCTCACGCGCAATGAAGGTATTGGAGCAGTTCTCCCTGTGTGAGTTGAAAAGAGAATCCGGAGGTTCAATCACCGTTCATTTCCTGTCAGATGGCAAAGCGTTATGGGAGAAGGCCCGACCTTGCCTGATTAACCCTGTCAAGGAGATCTGGTACTGTGATGACATCCGCTCCGATGATGAATTGTGTGTATGCAGTTATAATGCTTTGGCACACTACACTAGTCTCAATCCCGACCATACGCTTATGTTCGCATTCGAGAAAGAGCCGTTCAAGAAGATGAAAAGCGACAATGTCTTCTACGGTCTTAACAAGATAGACGGAGCAGCTAAAATCGAGGTCTGGGAATATCCTCCAATAGGTTCCAAGAAGGTTGTGGACAAGTTATCGCTATATATGACATTGAAGGATGACGGCGATGCAAGAGTGGAAAATGAGGTTGAAATAATGATTGGCGAAATATGGTAACAGGACTTGACAAATTCAGAGAGGCATTCCTTAAATATGCCGACAACTATGTGATTATTGGAGGTACAGCCTGCGACATCGTGTTGCGGGATACAGACATGAAGCCTCGCGCCACAAGTGATATCGACATGATTGTCATAGTGGAGAATATGACACCGGAGTTTGCAGCGGCTTTCTGGAAATTTATTCGTGACGGCAAGTACAAGCCCACCAAGCGGGACAGGGAGACGGATGGTCAGACAGTCTACACACTTTATCGTTTTGAAGAAGCCCAAGCGGGATATCCTGTAAAGATAGAGCTGCTGTCACGCCACTCGGACATTCTCGGTGAACCGTCAGGGTTTGTGATTGAGCCGATCCCTGTTGACGAGGAGGTATCAAGTCTCTCTGCCATCATTATGGATGACGACTACTATAACTTCACCATCAAGAACAGTTTTGTGGACAATGGTCTTAAAGTGGCATCACCGCTTGCGCTTATTGTTCTTAAGATTAAAGCATACTTGAATCTGCTGGCGGAGAAAGAACAAGGACATCACGTGAACACGAAACATATCAAGAAACATCGCTCTGATGTGCTCAAATTGGTTGCCACAACGCCGTTGGGTGATCCGACTCCCGTAACCTCAGCTATTTTACAGAGTGTAACCGATTTCGTGACAAAGATAAGAGAGATGCTGCCAAATCAGGGGCTTGAAGCGGCTTTGGGACGCCCGTCGGAGGATATAGCAAGTTACATTGACATTCTTGAAGAGATGTTTATCGGCGAAGTAAAATGAAGATACAATACGCATCGGATCTGCACCTCGAGTTCGCGGAGAACAGCAGCTATCTGAAACAGAATCCATTGGAAGTGGCCGGCGATATACTTGTATTGGCCGGCGACATCGGCTATATCGGCGATGACAACTACTCCAAGCATCCGTTTTGGGACTGGGCGTCTAAGAACTACAGGCAGGTAGTAGTTATTCCCGGCAATCACGAGTTCTACAAGTTGTTCGACCTGGATAAACTCTACAACGGCTGGTCGTTGAATATTCGTGAGAATGTGACCTGCCATTATAATGCGGCTATTCCGTTGGGCGATGACATCGAGCTTATTGCCACAACCCTTTGGGCGCATATCCCATTGCAGGATGCTTTCAGAACGGAAGCCGTTATAAGTGACTTCCGCAGGATACGATATGGTGTAGAGCCGTTAGACTTTAACAGGTTCAATGATGAGCATTACCGTTGTTTCAAGTTTCTGAGAGAGTCCGTAAGCAGCAGCAAGGCGAAACACATTATTGTGGCAACTCACCATGTGCCATCATTCGAGTTGATGTCTCCCGAGTTCAAGGGCAGTGACTTGAATGGCGCTTTTACAGTTGAGTTGGGAGATTATATTGCTGCAAGTCCCATCGAATACTGGATATATGGACATTCACACAGAAACATCGATAAGGTCATCGGGAATACACAATGCATCAGCAACCAGTTGGGCTATGTTTTCAGTAATGAGCACAGTTCATTTGACAGAACAAAGCACATCGAGATTGTATAATAGATAGAATATGCTGGCATATCCCTTGACAATAAACGACACAACCTGGATACCATCATAGTTTCACCAACTTACCCTCTATACCGCAGCGTTCAAGCACTGCGGTATTTTCTTTGTCGAACGCAATCAGACAGGAAGGAGCCCCCGCCGTGCCACCCTGTTCACCCGTCGCATGATAGAAACTCAGTCTTCCTTTGATGAAAAGCATCGAATCGGCATTGGGAAATATCAGTTCGTGGAATAGTCGAGTATCCGTACGGGCAAAGGTCAGTGCGATAGCATTTCTATGCTCTGCGGAGCGCTTGATGAACTGCACGATGAGTGTCGTATCATACGGCGGGTTACAGAACACACGCCCGAACCACGGTTGCCGGAGTCCATCATTCTCTATGGTATAATGATGCGCCGCCGTATCCCACGGACGTTTCACGGGAGCGCAGGGGTCCAGATCGAACGACCCCAGCCGCCTCAGGATATGTGGCGGCGTGAGCCATTCGTTTTTTCCGGTTGAGGATTTTCCCTCAAAAGTTACGTCCATAAAACACCCTAAATAGTATCTCCCGAACCGATTTGTATATCGAACGGATTGAGGTCGAATTCGTGGGTGATATTCGTGTCATCTTGCTGACTTTCAAGGCAATCCTCCGTAAAAATACAGCCCTTGAGGGTCACTGTGGTGGTTGTCCAGTCGTCCGAAGCCATGGGGTTGGCGAAGGAGATGATCAGGTCGAATTCCCCGATTTCGAGCAGCGAGCCGTATACCGAGCGCAGCAGTTGCTGCGTGGCGTAGTCCATCGTAATCGATGCCGAGTAGGTGATGTTCCCGAACCCGCGACTGATGGGACGGCCGCCCATGCCGTAGTTGCTTTCCACCTTGCGTTTCTTCGACCACTTGATGGCCGACACGCCTTCGAGCGTGGTCGAACCCTCGTCGATGCCCAGTGCGGTCGAAGCAAGCGTTATCATCGACCACGAGTATGCCACATTATTGATTACTGCCATATTTCGGATTATTTAGCGGTTAGCGAAAGCCCCTCCTCGACGTAGATCTTCACGGCGACACCGACCGGCACGATGACGTAGGAGATGCGCAGCGTATCGTCCACCAGCACGTTCTGGTTGGCATCGATAGTCACGGCATATCCGGAAATCTCCTGCGCTGCTTGCATCTTGGCGAGAATATCGCCCACAAGCGTCTTGAAAGAGGTGATTTTCGACGGCGCGAGGAATCCCGTCGAGGGGTTGACCATCAGCGGCGAGTTCACGTACGGAAGCAGGGCTTCGCGCACGGCACGACGGCTCTTGTTTATCGTCCTATTGCGGGCAATGGTGCGGTAGTCTCCCGTCGAGCAGGTCTGATCCTTCGAGATGTAGATGCCGTTCTCGCGCCCGGCGTACTTGATGGGGAAAATGTAGCCCTTGTCGTCCAGCTCGTCGAGCAGTGACGGGGATAACGACTCATAACGGTTCAGGCTCAGAAAGTTCTCCTCTGCCTCGTCGAGATTGATATCTCCGAAGCCTAACTCTATCTCCTGAAAATGGTCCGTGAAGAGGTTGAACTGCTTCACCCACGCGATGGACTCGTGCACATTGGCTTTGGCAAGGGCTCCCATCACGGCTCCGAGGAATCCCACGGGTGTGTGGTTGCGGTTGCGCATCTGCATGAGCGAGACGGCCTCGTGGTGTGCCTGCCCGAAGATACAGCTGATACGGCTCGCCTCGCAGATGCACGAGGGAATGCGGTTCAGGTCGATCTGACGACCCTCGGTCGTGTCCGATCCCGTATTGGAGGGATTGGCCGAGAGGACGAGCGACAAGGGCTGGTTCTGTTCCGCCAGAGAAACGGCGACATCGTTCAGTCCTTTTACGAGATTCAGACCGTATTTTTCCGCTGCACCGCCCGCTTTCCACAGCGGCTGCTCGGTCCAGATACCGAGTTGCGAGATTATGCCTCCGGCGGCCCGCTGCATCACTTCGATCGCATTCCACGTGGCGGAACAGTCGGCAAACATCACGTAGAGTTTCCCCGTGCCGTTCACGTTACCCGACATGCGGAAGAACTCGCGGATATGGTAAGCCGGAATGCCGTGCAGGAAGTTCACGGTTGCCTCTTCCTCTTCGGTTGCCTCCACACGCTCGATGATGCCGAAATCGCTGACGGCGGACTTGAAGGAGGTGATGTAACACACATCGCCCAGCCTGAGTTTCGACTCGTTCGTCTTGCCGTAACCTTCGGTAAAGAGTTCCGGCTGCAACGACACGTCGAACAGCAGTCCCGTCACCTTCTCGCCCGAGGAGCCGGTGTCGTACGGGATATTGCCGTCCACGTCCCTGATAAATACATTTCCGAGTGCCATAGGCTATGATTTGTTTTTAAGTTCGTTGTAAAAGGGATTTTCGTACAGCACCGCCTCGCCCCGAATGGCGGCCGGCGTGTCCGGAGAGAAAGTTCCGCCATGCGCGTCGATGTACAGCGAGGGATAGGACGGGAACTTTTTCAGCAGGTCGAGCACATGAGCGTCCCGTGTCTGCGCTCCCGTATGATTCTCTTCCGCCGGTTTCTCCGGCTTTGACGGGGTCTTCGTCCCGGACCGATTCGACGCCGCTTCGGAGTGTACGGCGCCAGTTTCATCGGGTATATCGGCCGCAGCGGTTGCTTCATCTCGCAGGGTATCATCGGTTTCTGTCAGAGGCTTCTCCTCCGTATTGATTTTCTTTGCCATCGTTGTCGGAAAAAATTTGGGGAGCGGGGTTTCGACTCCGCTCCCCGGGTGAGACATTCAAATCAGATGAAAGGTGGAAATATCGGGTTATACGGTTTTCTTGTAGGCGGTATGTACGACGATTTCGCCAGGGCGGACGATGTTCACGTCCATCTTCATGCGCATCTGAAAAAAGAAGAGCTCGGAGTTGGCCTGCAGACGATCGATTTTCAGGACATCCGTGTCGTTGGCATAATCCACGCCCATCCAGAGGTTCGAGTCCATGCCCGTGGAGAACTCGCCCAGCACCATCGTATGCTCGGGAATACCCACGATGGGGAGGACGCGCTTGCCCTTAAAGCGGTACTTGTTCACCTCGGTATTCTCCGAGTACTTGACCTGCTTGTCCGAGATGTACTGGTCGTAGGCGTCCCACGCGTCCCAGCCGACGATGAAGACCAGCGAGCTCTTCTTGCGGATCTGTTTGGAGCACTTCTTCCACATGGCGTAGAGGGCCGCCTCGACCGCCGCACCGTCCGTCAGTTCGGTGGTGCCCGAGACCACGCACTGACCGCCGGCAATGATCTCTGCGTCCGTGGCGTTCACGTTATCGATGATTCGCTTGATCACGCCGTCAAAATACTTCTCACGGTTGGCACCGATCTTCGTGCAACCTGTGGGTTCCGTAATCTTGGCCACCGTCTCGCCACCCTTTGCCGCCGTCCAGATAGCGTTGCCGATATACTCGTTCTTCTTCTCGATCAGCAGGCGCAGCATCGTGGCCTGAATCTTCGGGTCGAGCTCGCGGAAGACGAGGTTGCCCTCGGGCTGCGCGAACTTCCAGTATTTCTCGTAGTCGCGGGGGTTGAACTCCACGTAAATCATGAAGTCCGAGGGTTCGAGGTAACGCTCCGTGAGCTGGTACTCGTTGAACCCTTCGTCCCCCTTGGCGCCGTGGATAGGCTGCGGGGTCGGAACGTTGTCCTGGATGACGTTCCCCAGCTTGATGGCCGGAAGCGTGTAGCGGTGCTGGATACCCGTCTTGATGTGGATAAGACCCTCGCGCACCGTGTCGTTGCCCTGAACGGTATAGGTCAGAAGGTCTTCCAGCACCTCGCCGGAATAACCGTTCTGAAGAAAGTTTACAGTATCTGCCATTGTCGAATGAGTTTACTTGTTTTGCAATGAATCTCAGCCGACGGGCGGACTGTCTTCCGCACGAGACACACGGTCTCCGGCATGTCAGTTTATAAAATTCGGGATGTCCCCGGAAGGATATGCTATCCGAGCTTGCGGAACTCGAAGTTCTTACCCACGACCTCCGTGACCTTCTCGGCCATCAGCTGCTCGGCAGTCTTGGCCGCCTCGGCTGCCGCCTGCACGTTCTTCGTGTCGGAGGCGATGGCCTGCGAGATCTTCTCCCGCGCGGGAATGGAGGAGAGCGTGCTCTCGGCAAGAGAGAAGTTCGAGGTCGCCATCTCGACCCACTGGACTTTCGACTCACGGTCGATCTTACCTTCGGTGATGGCATTCTCGACGAGCGTCTCGATGCGGGAGGTCTGCTCCTCCTGCTCCCTCTTTCGGTAAACGGAAAGCTGCGCCGTGGCTGCCGAAAGGTCTTTCTGGAGGTTCTGTATCGCGGCCTCCTTGCCGGCAATGACCGTCTGGGCGTCGCTGAGCGATTTCTCCAGCTCCTTATACTTGGGTTCCAGCGCCGCCAATTCCGAGATGCGGGCCATGACGTCCTTGACTTCCTTATCCTTCATGCCGAGCGAGGCGGCAATCGCACCGTACTCGAAACCTTGTGTCTTGTTTTCGTTTGCCATATCGTTTTCCGTTTGATTAAGAGTAGCCTCTGTCATTTCAAAAAGTTTATTTTCCGCCGAGACCCGGCTCATCAGCTCCTGAATGGCGGCAGTGTCGGTCATTGAGGCGACCTCGTCCCGAACCTTCTCGCGCAACTGCTTCGAGGTGCGTATGACATTCTCCGCTGGGATGATCCCCGCCCTGACGGCCGTCTGGGCATCGAAATAGGTCCCGTCCTTGCCCGCCTCCCCGTCCATGATGGCACGGATATGTTCGGCTTTGAGTCCGAAGCGCTTGCGGTAAATGGTTTCTATCTGTCTGGTGAATGCCTGTACCATATCGGAAGCCCCGTCTTCCGGGTCCTCGCCCGGCAACATCGGATTGTGGATCATCAGGATGGCGTAGTCGCGCATGAGCGAGCGGCGCCCGGCCGCCCAGATGATCGAGGCCATCGACGCCGCGACCCCCTCGATGATGCACTCCGTATCGACCTTGGCACCCGCAATGGTCGAATAGGTGGACATACCGTAGAGCACGCTGCCGCCCTCGGAGTTGATAAGCACGCGGATACACGAAGGACGGATGACATTTTCCAGGAAGTCGAACTCCTCATTGAAACGGGCCGTGCTCTCCTCCGTCACGCGCCCGAAGAAGCGGATGGCGGCAGGTTCTCCCGTCTTTGCCTCACCGACGACATATTGAAGCGTATTTATGTCCATGTGGAACAATTTTTTGAATAAGAGTAGCGGAAGAAAATGCAAAAGGTTGAAAACAAAGGACGGGAGGTATCTGCCTCCCGTCGTGATAGATTTTCTATCCTGCCGCCTCCCCGTCATTCGAACAGGCTCAGGATGAGCTCCCGTCCTTTGGACGTCCATACAGTGAAGGTGCAGAAGACCGGCTCCCCGTCTTCGTCGAAGCCGTTGCGGAACGTCCTCTTGCAAGTGTAGCCCTTGCCGTCGTATGCCCGCGTGGGAACCCAGATGTGTCCGCACCTTCGCTGCACGCCTTTCTCTTCCAGTATGCTGTTGAGCTCGGCTCCCGTCATGCCGAGTTCCGCGGCAATCTGGGAGATGCGGTAAATGCGCCTGTTCTCCCGCTCCCGGCGGCAGCGGTGCACCTTGTCGTAGAACTCCACCTTGTGGGCCTGTACCTCCAACGTGTCGAGCAGGCGGTCGTTCTCTTCCCGCAGCCGGATGCCTTCCGCGTAACCCTCACGCAGACGGTCCACGACACCCAGAACGAACCGCGGGTCGTCGGCGGCATGTTCCACGACTTCGGGTGTCACGCTCATGCCGTACCGCAGCAGTTCCCTGATGCGGTCGTTCACCCACAGGCGGAAATCGACACTCAACCATTGGGCGAAGTCGATGGCGACGTCCTCATGCATCCAGGTTCCTCCGCCATATTCTGGACTGCCTTTTGCCGTCATAACCAGCTTCTGCTCACAAATGTGGGATTTTCTCACAATTGCCCCGAGCAGCTCCACGGTGGAGGGCAGCCGCAAATAATCCACCGGTCTCTTCCCGAAATGCCGGGCCATCGCCGTGGCATTCACCATCACTACACCATCCTCCATGCGGAAGTTTACGGGGGTATTCCCGTACTCGAATACCTTCACCAACGCGTTGTCTCCTGTTCCTGAGTCTTTCATCTCTTCACTGATTTATGTCTTATACATAGCGTAGGAGACTTCCGTTACAAAGGTTTACCGTATCCGTGATTTTTTCGGACGGGGCTTCTATTCCTCATACTCTTCTCCTGCTCCGGTATCATTCCCGCCGTTTTCAGGTTCATCCACCTCCACCGATGGTCTGAACCCTGTCGCCGCGTCGTATGTCGGGTCGGGATGGTGTCCGTGCCCCGCCGTATCATGCTCCGGCGCATCGGCATGCTGCGTGAAGGGCGGCATCACGAGGTAACGCTCCACCCAGTTCCGGTATTTCCATGCCGACGTCTCGCGGAACCATACCTCGTAGTCTATCCAGTAGGCTTGCAGCATGTTGGTCGTCTGCGGCATATCGAAATAAGTGAGGTTGCACCGCTCGTTGAGCGCCGGCTCCCGGTCCTTGGCATCCTGTATGGCGGTGTTCAGGCGCTGGAAGACGATGAACGGGTCGCACTCGCGCTCCGGGTCGGAGTTGTTGAGCGTGTCGAGAATGAACCTTACACGCATTGTAGCACGTCCCTCGCCGATACGCTGTTGCTGCACCAGGTAGCGGACATTGACGAAGTGGATGAACACGGCAGGAAAGGCTGTCTCGTACTCCGTGTTCTCGTTACGGACAATGCGGGCGAACTGCCCGTTGTCTATGGCAATGGTCCTGAAGAACGCGGGAGACGACGGATCGTCCGGATTCTCCCGGATGGTCAGGATAGCCCGTCTTACCGCTTGATACATGTTCACGAAGGGGTTCTCCGCAACCTCTTCGGGTTCGGTCCCCACAGAAAATGTAGGTATATGCTCCGGTACGGCATCCTCCTTGGGAGGGTATTTGTCCTTTATCATTTGGGGAATCCTTCGAATATCATATCGACAAAATGCAAGGCGATATGGTCCTCTATCTTCGGGGAGAAACCGATGAACTGCCGGTGAACGGGCCGCCGCGACGAATACTGGTTTACGGTGTAAAGACCGAATTTCGGGTCTGTATTATGTACCGCCGCATAGTTCTTGTAACGGTCCGTCTTCCTGCCGCGTTTGCCTTTTTGAGGCACGCTCTGCTCTGTCGTGTATATCCAGTAATATGCGCCTTTACGGAAGATACGGGTATTGTTGCTCCGACGCCCGACGATATCGACCCGCTTGGCTTCCCCCTTTATGCCGGCGGCCAGCGCACCCGTGTCGTTCATCACCGGATGCGTGAACTTCCTGCCCCAGCGGGAGGTGCGCGGCGCCCATTTTTCTCCGCCGCAGAAACCGCCGGAAGAAAAGGATGCCTGAAACTGCCGCTTGGCATACTCCCCGGCAACAGTGGCAAAGTTGAAGGCGTTGTTCTCCAGCCGGCTGGCCATTGCAGTCGTCCATTTCCCGCTTACCCAATGGGCACAGAATTCATCGAGCGTTATCTTGGGCATAACCGAACTTTTCTTTTATACGTTTTATGATTTGTCGTATATATTCCGGCCGCTGCCGGGAAAAATAGGCATGCGCCGGAGAGAAGATCTTGCCGCCCGTTGCCAAACTTTCACGAAAGACCGGATCGACCTTTTCTATACATTTCTTGTAGGATAATGATGATTGTACCGATGCAAATCCATTCGCGACAAGGAAACAGCGGCAACCCCACTCGATGGGCGGGATCAGCTCCGGCGGGAATTCCGACTTGCGGTACGACAGTCCTTCGAGCGACAGGTGCCACGCCCGTACGCGTTCATCGCCCTGCGTCATATAGGTCACGACAGTTTCGGCGTCTATGATCAGCCACCACGCCGCCACCGATGCCGCGAACAGCACCTGTCCGTTTTCTTCGGCGGCATAAGTCAGGTTGTAGCGTTCGCACAGGGATTCATACGCGGCGATATCCTCCGTGTGCGGCTCGTCGGGCAGCTCTTCCAGCAGTGCGTACTCTTCAGCCGCGGCGAAATCCACGAGGTTGTCGATAGCGGCAACAAGGATGTCCCGTTGCTGACGCTCTCTCTCCGTAGTGAACTCGTTATGACCGCGCAGAATATCCAGTGCACGGTCGAAGTCCAGCCGCAATCCGGTCAAGGCCCTGTCTATAAGAAACGAGGCCCTCAGAGTGATGATATCCCCGATGATGTCCCTGCGCTCGGCCTCATTCTCCCAATTAAATATCAGCCGGCGGAACGCCTCCCGAATCACCTCATACTGCTTTTGCGTATCACTCTTTTCAGCCCCGACTGCCATGATGTCCGGGAGCGGAAGCCGGGCTGTCACTTCGCTCCCCGCAGAAAATTTGCGACCTTCACACCTCTCGGATGCCCGTAACGCCGGTAATACTCCTCGTCGGACATGATGTGCCGGTCGTTGCTGCTATCACCGACCGACACGCCTCCGGAGCCGCCGTAAACACCCTCCGGTATGACATTGAGCTGCCTGCCGACGTTGATGCCGAACTCCTTCTCGATCTCGTCGGCCGCCACCTCGTATTTGTCCGTGATGAGCGAGTAGAGCTTGATGCGGTCCTCGTTGCTCATCTCGATACGGTTGGAGTACCGGAACTCAAGTCCGGAGGGGACATAGCCCATGGCTACCAGCCGGGGAAGCACCTGTTCGTTCATCACGTTCTCGATGTAGCGGCGGTAAACCTCGATGCGGTCGCGGAAGATGTCCTGATGCGCCTTGGTAGAACCCACGTAGGATTGCATGCCGCCGGCCATCGACTCGCTTCCCAGCACGAGATTCGAGACCTCCTTGTTCACGAAATCGATAAGTCCGGTATAAATCTTCTCCGAGTTGGACATCGTGAAAGTCTTGATATCCACCTCGTCCTCAATGCCCGTTACGACCACTTTGTTCTGCGCGGCGTTGGCGATTTCGTTCGCCAGCCGTTTGCGGTCGGCGTTGCTCTCCGAGACGGTCTTGCCGTGGATGATGGGCTGCCCGTAAGTATGGCTGAAGTTCACGTAGTTGGCGACCGTGAATTTCTTTGCCAGAATGAGCGGTGTCGTAGCCGAGAAGAGTCCCAGATCCCCGGAATTGATGAGAATGTAGTTCCGCGCGTAGGTCGCATGCCGCAAATCCCAGTGTGGTTCCCAGATCCCCTGGCGTTTGAGAACGATACGTTGGTCGGCCAGCACATTGCGGCGCTCGATACTGTTCACCTCGGCTATCTTACCCGTTTTCGGGTCTATGTCAGGCATGATTTCCAGTAGCGTGTACCCGTAGAGCTTGGACTCCACGATGCCCTTGATGATCTTGTCGAACTGCGAACCCTGAATCTTCTGGGTCTGCGCCACGTCCTTGATGTACTTGCCCTTATCGTTCACACGGGCCAGCATGTAACGGTCCCCGAGAATCTGGCTTTCGAGGGTCTCGATGACGGCACGGATATGCGCGTCCTGCTGGATGCAGGCATCGTACAGATCGATGAGCCGCGCCCGGTCGTCGAGGATACATCCGAGCATCACATCCTGCCGCGAGGAGCGGTAGCGGTTGTCGCGCTCGATCTCGCGGACATATTCCTGTATGGTCTTCTTCGAGGTTCGGAAGATACTTTCCAGAAGAAAGCCGTTGAATGAATTATCGGATGTCGTCATTTGCCATTACTTTTACCTAAAGAGTAGCGGCATTTCCCGACGAAGGTTTTGCCATAAAAAAAATATATGGGACAGGCGGATTTTAGGGTTTGAAATTCAGACTGGAAAGTTGCATTCAAATATACAGATTTTACCTCCTTTTTGTGTGCTAATTCGCTAATAATCAACGTAAATAATTTAGTCTAAATCTGAAAATATATGCCACTTTATTACTATCTTTATAACTGGAATATATATATTTGCATTCAATTTTTAACAACTTGCAATATGGAAGAGAACAGAAAATGAAAAACGTTTCGATTCCTTGCCGGCTGGTCCGGTACAAGGAATTTCCCGACCTGCTTTTCGGAACATCGCCGGACGGAGGCGGACCGTACTATTTCGATGCCACGCATTTCATCCTCAGCCGGGGTGACGGGCGGCGGCACAATGTCCGGGAGTTCCGTGTCGCTTTCCACCATTGGATCGCGGCACTCTCCGGAATATACGGAATAGACACGGAAAACCTTGTCGTCCGCGATGAAGCGTCGGGGCACTTGTTAATTGATGAATGTCTGGCTCTGCTGTTCGTCGTCTACATCGACCCCGCTTTCGGTGCCTACATGCTCGAACGCCTCTCGGAGATGCTGCTCGACGGCCTATCTGTTTCGGACACGTGGCTGGCAAAAGCTGCCAGCCTTAGATTTACGCGCGAGGAATTAACTGAAATTTTTAAGAATTATGAGACGAAGCAATTTTAAGCGGCCGAAGACGGTACTCGTCTTCAACGGGGCACAGGTCCTCGTCGCTGTCATTCGCTCGCTCCATAGCGCGGCGGAACTGACGAAAGGTAACTTACAGGCAATCTCATTCTGCTGTACGGGCAAGTATGTCTGCAGCGGCGGGCTGTATTTCCGGCACCTGCACCCGAATGTCGAGGTGGGGCTGGACGATCTCGACAACCTGCAGCTGCAGGAGTACGACGCACTGTGCGGGGAGAAACGTACTTACTACTCGGTACGGCAGATGGCGCACAAACGGGAGGCGCGTGAGAAGAAGAAAAACGATAATGAACAAGAAAAGAGATGAATATGAAGGAAAACAGAAATGTACCGTTCCGTGACACGACCATCCGTGTGGCGCGGAACCATGACGGGATGCTGCACATCTCGGCGGATGACGTGTGCGGCATCCTCAAACGGGATGAACTGGTCAAGAAAGGTGGCATTGCGGAGATATGCCCGTCGGCCATCCGTATGCCGCTGCGCAAGGGCGGACGTGAGCTGTGGGTATTCCGCCCCTCCGATATGAGACGGCTCCTGCAGGCTGTACGGAAGGAGAGTATTTTACCCCGCGATCTGTTCGATGACCTGGAGGCTTGGGGCAACCAGCTGTTCGAACTGGAGGCCGGGAACCTGCATTCGCAGCGATCGGTGGACAGCGTCTGTCATTTCGCGGAGGATTTTCCCGTGACATTCCGCCGTATCGGCGACAAACTGATGGTCAATGCCACGCAGATCACGATGCATTACGGCAAGATTCCGTCCGAGTGGCTCCGCATAGCCGCCACCGACCACCTGCGGCGCGAGCTGGCACGCACCGGACAGACGGACCGTTACGAGTTCCAGCTTTTCACCACAAGGGGACGGGGCAACGGTGCCACGTGGATAGAGTCGCCGCTGCTCGTACCGCTGGCACGCTGGATAGCACCCGATACGGGATTGGTTGAATGGTGCGAGGAAAAAATCGGAATATTGACGACCGGACACGCCCGCCGTAAAGCATCGCATGGCGAAGCCGTGCATGCCGAGCTGCCGTGCTTGACCCGTCCGGTTCCGACAGACATGGACGGCGCCCTTTCACAGATCGACGAACTGCGCGGCGTGGTACGGGAATTTGCCCCCAAAGCCGCCTTTTATGACGAGTTCGTCGAAAACCGAGAATGGTTCAAGAGTACGCGCATCGCCGACGAACTCAACACCACGCCACGCGACCTGCACCGCTTTCTTCAAGAGGAGGGTGTCTGCATGTACAGCAAGCAGCAGTGGGTCGTGCTGGCCGCCTACCGCTCCTGGCAATGCGATGTCCCTTATACGTGGGAGAACGACCGGGGCGAGGTCTTCACCTTCGGCTCCCGAAAACGCTGGACTCCGGTCGGCCGCGAATGTATCATCGAACTGTGGAGGGAAAGACACCCTGAATACCGTTGAGTATGGAGACAGCTTTACAACGCATAATCCGAAAAACAGGGCGCAAGGTGGTGGAGTGCCGGTGCGCCGCATGCAGGGCGCAATGCCGCACGCCATGCCTCGGTACGCCCGAGGATATCCTGCGCATTCTGAAAGCCGGCTACAAAGAAAGGCTCTCGCCCACACTGTGGGGCGTGGGACTGGTGCTGGGGCGTCTCCCGTACGCGGTGCCGATGGTTCAGGCCCGGCAGGCGGACGGGTATTGCACCTTTTTCCGGAACGGGCTGTGCGAGCTGCATGACGCCGGTCTGAAACCGACAGAAGGCAGGCTTTCGTACCACACCATCACCAGAGAGAACTTCAAGTTCGGACACTCGCTCTCATGGAACGTCGCCCGGGAGTGGCTGGACAAAAGGAACGCAGCGTTTATCGATGAGATTGTCCGTCTGATGGCGGAATAAGAAAGGAGCCGGAGGGCAAATGCATTATAATAGTATTAACCCGTTAGTTCCTCGCAGACCGTTTGCCTTCCGACTCTGTCTTAATTCATACTGGTTGCAAACAATTCGTACCAGGTGGCGCTAACCTTTTCCAAAGAACCATTTGATAGAGACAGTATGAAATTGAAGAAAAGAATGACTTTCGACGAGATGGCAGCGCATCTGGTCGAGAACACGGGCAAGGTGGCGAACCGGGTAACCGTGGGACGCTATGCCAAGAAACTGGGGTACACCGTCTACAAACCGATGATCAACCGGAAAATCCGGCATTGCTATCTCAACGAGGCGATACGGGAAGAGACGGAGGATGTCAAACAAGAAAATGCAAAGGAGGAGAAAAAATGAAAAAGGAACAGGCTTACTTCTATCAGGTCTACAAGGGCCTTACCATAGGATTCGGCATGTATGAAGCCATCTTCATGGCGTATATGGCCGATCTTGCCGAACGCAGGAATCGGGGTTATGTCACTGTCTACGGACTGAAAAAACATTTGGAGGCAACAGGTATGGGACGGCGCATATTCGAGCGTTGCGTGAGCAAGACAACCCGTATGGGACTGCTGGAAAGAGTACCCGTCGACAGCAAGTACGACTACGTCTGGGATATGGCGGCATATCGCAAACTGGTCGGGATCGTTTCGGGCACGAAAGATTTCGTAAGGTTGCATGCGTTCTGCGACGAAATGTTCGAAAAGCGGGGACTGCAGGTGATGTCCGTAACCGATGACGAGATTCGCAGGTTGAAGGAGGGGCGGTAACCACCCGAGACAGGATAAGAAAAGCCACTGACTACTCAGTGGCTTTTTATTTCGCAGTAATAAGCAAATTTGAAAGCTGCATATTCTGGTAAAGTTGATTGATCACTCTCAGGCAAGCCCGTTCACCGCTTTTCAGTAAGTTTCGACCGTGAAATACACCTTGCCGCGTACAATTGTGCAGAAAACGTGTACGGATGTACAAACAGCCTGTCCACAGGCTTGTACAAAAATACAAGTAATATAAGAACTATAGTATAAAGATCATAAAACAGAACTATTATGTACTTTTTTCTTTGGCAGCAAAGAAAAAAGATACCAAAAAAGAAACAAGCATAGCGGACGGCATGCGCCGTCCGTCGAAGTTTTCGTTTATCTGGGAAAGATGACACTCATGTTGCTCGAAACAACTACACCACAAACACCTTTCTTCCCAGAAATTAAAAAAGAAGCCTCATTATTTCCTTTTACAACCTCTGCCCATACCGCTTTTGCCGATATCCCGGATTTCTGCTGCCGCTTTGTGCCGCATGCGTAAGATCGACGTGAGGCATTCCAGCACGCTCTCTGCCGCCTCGCGCGTGGCGAAATAATTCCCCGCCGCCATACGCTTGCGGTCTCTGGGCTTATAGGCATCCCGGACTTCGCAGATCTCGAAGAACTCGTTCAGGTAGTAGTATACCTGTTCCCGCAGCAGGCGGCTCCCCGCTATCTCCACGCTGCGCAGATGTCCGTTCCAGATGACCCCCTCGGCGGCAAGCGCCCGGTCCAGCTTCATGCGGGCCGTGGAGCCGACGGGCTGAATCTGAACGTCGGAGGCGGCACCGGCCATCTCATGTGCCGAATACAAGGGGCGTTCCCCGGGGCGCATCATGCAGTACATGACCACACGCCCCTCGGCGTCTATCTTCCTGAAAACGCCGATGACGACCTCCTCGCCAAGCGTGCTGAGCTGCACGCGTGCACCCTCCTGCGGCACATAGTCATTCCTCCGCAGACGGCAACGGCGCATGTCCCACAGCAGGCGGTGCTCGTTCAACAGGCGTTGTAGCTCTCTTTTCTCTGCCGATACGGCCGGACGGCAGTCTTTCAGAAGCATCACCACCTCTTCATCGCACAACGTCCCCTCTGCGGTACGCCGCACCGGTACGGCCGCACAACCGTCTGCAATATTGCCCACGACACCGATCTCCGATGTCATGCGGTTTACAATGGCTCCGCCCTTCCGGATCTTATCGTGCAAAGGTGTATCTGCCTTACAGGATTCTGTCTGTTTCTCTATTTTTGATTCCATATCGGGTTTCCCGCTCCTCATATAGTATGTATATAAACGGGATGATTCCACAAATATATATATTATTCATCAAAGAACCGGGCATGCGGCAACCAAAACTCCGGTTTTTAATATAAATAAGCAAAAACCGCGCAAATAAGTCAGATATTGCCTATGTATAAATAGCCTGTATATTGGATAGTACGCTAAGATACAGATTTATGTATCATCGGCATAATCTGACCTCATTACACTACGTCCTGATACACAGCCGCACACCGCAAAAACAGTCATCTGAGATCGCATTGCTTTCCGGATTGTGGAACCGTACCGGAAATCTGTATATAAATGCCCGCATGAAAGCGCCCCTCGAAAATAGGGGGCCGGGGAAAACGGTGGAAAGTCTGTATATATCCGAAAACCGTCAGACGCAGGCAGGACAAGAGAATAACCGACAAGACAGACCTGTAACCCCATATATATTTCGCCTCCCGCTTACAGTTTCAAGGCCGGAAGGACATTCTGAGCCGTTTTCAGAAGTCGGACTTGGAAAAACGGCCCGAGGACAGAGACCGAATCCGCACCGGCGAGGACACCCTTCCCAATCTTTTTAATTTTATTACATCATTGAATATCAATATATTATAATGTTTACTTTGTATAAAAGTAAACCTAAAACGGTATTTCGTCGTGTCTATACTTACAAATTGGAAGCAAAAAAAATATGTTTTTCCGTAAAACGCACTTTTATACTATTACATTACGATATAAAACACTATAAAACAGTTATTTATAAAAACTTTCACTTTGTTATATTCGTTGAAACGGGCTTTTTTCGATTTTTGCAAAAGAAAAAATTTTTTCGTCTTTTTGTAAATTACTATAAATCAATTATTTATAAACCTGCCTCGCGCGCGGGCGTACCATATTTGGAAAATCGAGTTTTTAAGAGCGACACAAAAATTTTTTTGCTGAAAATTTTGGAGATTGGAAAAACGGTTTTATAATGCAGTGTACTCGAAAGCCAAACAAACGGCAAACAAGTACGGAGAAAAACGAATGAAAAAATAAACAGTAAAAAACAGATTTAAGAAACAGAAAAGACAGACCGCCGAGAGCGAGAAACAAAAAGCCCTTTTTGTGGGAAACCTATTTTTGAGGCTTGGAAAATCAAAAATTCGTCCGTGCGTTTCGGAACGCTTAAATAGGGTGTTAAATAACCACACCGAGCGGAACTACAAACCAATGTAGCAAGTCGGAACGGCTAAAAACGTGTTTTTAGACCGCATACGCAAAGCACGCAAATTTGGGAGTGCGAGAGTCGTATGGAAAAGAGAGGCGATAGAATAATGCCATAAATGCGCCCTTGTGCGCTCGGAGATAAAAATCGCTATGCGGTAAAAACTATCCGCACGGAAACTTGAGAAAAGTGTATGCCAATGTTATGCACATAATCACCAGCCGTAACCGCTCGCAAGTTTGCTGCCGAACTGGAAAAGGTTCGGGACGTGCCAGAGAAACGCCCTGCCGAAATTGGAGTACGCAGGCGCAGAGCCAAGACACGGGAGAGCAGAAAGTGTGCAAAATCACGATATGCCATAATTACGCTCATTCGGATAGCCTGCTATGGGGTACGTTATAAGGTGCGACAAAGTTACGAAAAAATTTGCCGTGCAGGGTGAAATGCACGGCGAATTTTGGGTACGTGGCAGGAAATGCCACACTTTGCGCTACGGTGCAGAGTTCGGGGTTCGATTCCCCGAGTGCCCGCAATGCGTGATTTTGCGCAGTAATTGTTTAATT